CTTTGTAAATCCGATACAATGTGTATAGACCTATCAGGGAACCAATTAGTGAATACATCGAATAATAATTCGAACCCTTTCTGTAATTGTATACAGACCATAGAAGACCAGCTAAAACACCGATCATGATATAGTGTGGATCAAGGTCAGACAGGTCGTCCTTTTTGTATGCTTCATTTATTTCATATATTATTTGGTACACACCTAACGATATAGCCGATACCAATAACAACTTGTCTGTATCCATTACAATTGTTAAAGAAATTATTTCTATGGTAAGAATATAATGAGTACCCCAGAAAACGTCCTCTCTGGATATGATGACAAATCGAAGGAAGCCCAGCTTGTGATTGAACGCGTGAAGGCTCTTGCGAACCGCTACAAGAAGACTGGTATCAACAAGGAAAACATTTGTGGTATTGTCTCCACACTTATGATGGAAGTCAACAAGATTAAGGCTCTCAAGGGACCCGAAAAGAAAGAACTCGTGATCGATCTCATTTATTCTATCATCGAACAAATTGACGAAGGTGAAGAAGACTCTGAACTCGAGGTCGTTCTTAAGAAGATGGTTCCACCAATGATCGATAGCTTCTCCGTAATGCTAAAGGTAACTAAAGGTTGTGGTTGCTTTGGTAAGTAGATGAAGTTTCCTTCTCTTGAAACTATGGTAATGTACGGTATATACACTGTAAGAGATTTGATTCTGTATTCAGAAAATAAGCTTGTACAAAGGAACATACGAGTACTCAACGAGTGTGACACATGTTCGTTTGTATTTGAAGGTCATGTATGTGACAACTGTAACTCTATTAAAAGAGAGACTCGAATGATACTCAGGTAAAATGCCGAGCTATCCAGTAGTCACAACGCATACGACGCGTCATTTTCGCGCTTTTCGAAAGTGATTGTATATGTTGCGCCGAACGCAGAATGATAAAAGCTCTCAAACACGAATGCTTGAAACGTGGTAACAGGATACACCAATTTGCGTCGTGGGTACGACGAAAGTTTGGTACACTCGTTATACACAGAAAGACGAGTTATGGTAACGGGACATCGCTCCCGTGTGTTTTGTGTAGAAAGGTGATAGAGAAATATGGGTTGCGTTGGAGAGCCTATGATGGTAACAGATGGGTAGATAGTTTGAATTCTAGTCATATACCAAAATCAAAACCAACGAATAAACAGCGCCGACTTTTACGATTTGGGCTTAATGATGAGTCCAAGTGCTGACTCGAGGTTATTCTCATTTCTTTTCAGAGGCTTTTCTCTTTTGAGTTTTAAAGTCTCGTTCTTACCGGTAGAACTGTTTATTTCATCCATCTTTTTCGTGTTTGAAATAATCGGTATAACTCGGTCTTCAAGTGGTTTTGAATCTATTTCCATGGGTTTCTCTCTGTCTACAATACTATTACTTCTAAATTGATCTATAGTGAGGTCACCACCAAATACGTCTAATTGTTCTCTCAATGGAGCCATCGTGATAGATCCGAGTTTGTTGTATAGCTTCTTTCGCATAATGATTATATTACTACATATGATACCACCTCGTGTAATACCATATTTATCTATTGCGTAACGTTTCATACAGCTCCATGAACAAAATCCACCGCACGTGTGAAATTTATTTCTAAGTTCGTCATATTTATAAGGTAATTTAAGTATATCACCTTCAAATGGATGACAACACCACCAACACCACATAGTTTAGATGTGTGTAATTGTCTTTAAGTAGAATATTTTTTTCTCAGCAAACCATAAATATGGGTGGCGGAGGAAGTTCCACTATAAAACAGGAAATGAATATGTCCGTCGTGAATGATATACTATATGAGTCTGTTACAAACAACGAAAGTATAAATGAAAACACTATGCAGAACATTCAAAATATGAGTCTCGATATAGGAAGGAATGTGGGTTGTAATATAACAACTGACCAAACCATTAATTCGAGTTTTATGGCAACGACTCAACAAATTACGCAAAGTTTCCAAACGGTATCGAATGAACTTGTGAGCGAACTCCAGGCACAGGCTGGTGCCGCTCTCGATAAACAGTCGCAAATGGGTAACTTTCAATTTGGGGATCGCCAAAATGTTGACCAAAAAATTAATACTGAAATCGAAAATGTGGTCAAAACTATGATGGAAACAAATAATCTTACCAAAACTATAAACAGTGCCGTTAATGTCCAGGGCCAGGAAATTAAAATAGGTGAAACCATATGTTTGAATGGCGAACAATTAACTTTCAAACAAAACATATCCGCTGATCTGGCGGCTCAAGCGGTCGCTAAAAATATTCTTTCGGCTGCTACATCTAATAAAGTTGTAAATGATATCATATCTGAAGCGGAGGCATCTGCATCTACTGAAGCGGGTGGTGCGGCCGAAGTGATAGAAGAAGCTGGTGAGGCTGCAACCGGTATTATAGGTGCCGCCACTGGACCTATGAAATATGCTATAATAGCCATCGCTGGTATATCCTTTTTGATGATAGTCGCTGTGATAATAATGGGACTTTCTCCAGCAGGTCAGAAAAAAATAAATAGTGCGAATTTTTCTAAAATGCCCGTAAAATTGCCTGGTATGAAACGTTAAATTTTATTTTTGTTCTCTGTGGTGTACTGTGACCACTAAAAACAAAAATACGTTTAATTACAAAGATTCGAGGTGTTTAATCAATTCTGCGCGTTTGTTCGCCTTCGCGAGTGGTATGATTCGAGCGAGCTTCTCTTCATCGTCTGTGATTTCCTTGGCCATACCATACAATATGTATGGGTTGACAAACTTTTCGGGTGAGGCATCTCTCACATACGCAACTGCTTTAGAATCTCCCTTGAGGTTTTCTCGCATCCTGATGGAACCAAGCCATATGACCAATGCAATGAGAGACACGAACAAGATGATTGTGTTTATTTTAGTGTTCTTCATTATAATATATAAAGAAATAATTTTTCTTTAAATGAATGATAGTCAGTATAGACGTAGGTATACGAAACTTAGCTATATGCCGATTCGATGACTCGTGTAATTTGGTCATGAATTGGGATGTATCAGGTGTTCCACCCGAATCAAAGGATGGCCTATTCGTGTCTATGCGAAACCATCTCGATGAAAAACCATGGATTCTGGACACAGATATAATTCTCATAGAAAAACAGCCAGATCGCAATAAGAAAATGAAAATGGTAGAAAATTTCTTACATGCGTATTTTGTAATAAAAGCCCCTAAGTCCGAAACTATCATTTACGATGCAAAGTTTAAAATTCCAGATGTATGTGGACCTGGTAAAGCACAATATCTTAAACGTAAAAAGGTATCAATTGAACGTTGTGAAGCATTCTTAAATGATAACCCTATAAATGAACATTGGTTACCTATATTTAAAGAATCAAAGAAAAAGGATGACCTCGCGGACACTGTGATGCAAGCCATTAGTTTTACCAAACGTACAGAACCACTCAAGAAAACTGTGAAAAGGAAAGTCGTCCCAAGAAAGCCAAATCAAAATCAGAAGGAAACTAGATACTCAAAATCAAACCTCGCATGGATTTACCTTAATAAACCAGCATGTGAATGCCTGGAAAAAAACAAAAGGTTCATGAAGGACCTCAAAAGATATTACAGGGGTGTAGTTGAATTGAAAAATGATTTAGACGAAAAATATCTCAAATAAAGTAATGCTCAGATATGCGGCGACATTCAAAGAATTGCCACGAGTCATGGACATAATACACAGAAGAGGTGAAAAGATCATAGTAGACTACGCCAAAGAAAACTGCAAACTTTCAGAAGCCTATGAAATCGCGCAGACAACAAAGAGAATCATCACCTCCCTTCCAATGGGTTCGATGTGTGCTATAAAACTCACAAGTTTCGGTTCAAGAGAAAGTGAATCAGACGCAAAGGATTATGCACATTCTATCATAAAACATGCTAAATCAAGGAAAGTGAAAGTGTGTATAGACGCCGAAGATGTACTGTATCCAGAAATATGCTATACCATGATGGCCGAACATAACACGAAAGAGGATGTTCACGTCTATAAAACGTATCAAATGTATCGTAAACTCGCAATGCAAGAACTCCTGTGTGATATAGACAACGCACACAAAGATGGATTTAAAATTGGCGCAAAGCTCGTGAGGGGTGCATATTTAAACAAACAACCCGGCTTACTCGACACAAAAGCGTGTGTAGATAATCAATATATGCAAAGTATGGCATATTCACTTGTGTGTCCACATGTACACACGTTATTAGCGACACACAATGAAAGGTCTCTTAGGTATGCAAAAAAGTTCGACAAAGACCAGTATGTCACGGCACAACTCTTGGGTATGGGAAAGAACATAGGC